TTCAGGTTTAGATATGCCGCCAAACAAACCTGTTGTTAAATCATTGAGGCTAGTCAATAAAGGAGCAAAAGCTGCAGTTGTAGCCGCACCAAATCGGCTCAAGGCATTAGCTGAGTCTTCAGCGGAACGTCCCAGTTCCTTAATGCTTTTAACTCCTTCCTCACCAACAATTCCAAACAAGCTTCCTCCAGCAGCGGCACGCGCAGCTCCACCAATTCCTAATGTCTCCGCAAAACCAAGTGACGCAGCCGGGCCAGTTCCGGCTATCCCAAATTTTTCGACAAGAGTTCCTATGGAAGTTGAAGCCTTAGTTGCCTCTATTGCAAATGTGTTTGCAGCTGCAGCTGCTTTATCAAGTTGTTGACCAATAGCACCAAAGAAAACACTCCCGCCAAGCCCCCCAAGCGCACCACCAATACCACCCCCTATTACAGAGCCTGGTCCACCGCCAAACAATAAGGGGAAGCCAATGCCAGTACCAATATCAGTAAGTTTTCGCCTACGTTCCTGCTTGGCCTGCCGATCAACTCTTGCAAGGGCATCAGCCTCCCTTTTAGCAGCTCTAGCGTTTTCGTTTCTAGCTCTTGCTTCTTGTTCTTTGAGATTTTTCTGTGTTCGTAGAACCCTAAGTTTATTTTGCCGACCTTCTACCTGTTTCTCACGTTGCTCAAGAGTTTGCATCCCAAGAAACGCACGTCGAACATCTTCTTCAGCCCTAGCAAGTTTGCGTACTTCTCTTTCAGCTAAAACAGTTGCTTCAACAAAATTTTTAAACGAACCTTTTGTTGTATCGCTAATGGAAGAAAGCGATCTAAAGGTAGAAACAAGGTCAGCAATTCCGGCTTGCGTTTTTTTGCCTGAATCGCCAGTACGAATAAGCTTTGTGGCAAGATCGTTTAACTTTTTTGTAGTTGTTCCAATCTTGTCGGCCTCTCCACCCCTGCCAGGCAGTTTTCCTGAAAGATCTAATTCCTTGCCAGCTCTTGCTAAAGCAGCTTCCAGCTGCTGAACAGTTCTTATTGCTCGTTGAAATTTCTGCTCACCCTTGAGGTTCAGATTAAGATTGATTCCGAAATCTGACACGGTTTGACAGCTACCTCACCTGATCCTACCGCCTAGACATTGTTTGCGCCTTGCCTGAAACTTTTGCTTGCTGAACCGCCTTATCCTCTCGCTCGTTTTTCAACTCAAAAAACGCTGCCCACCCGATCAGCTCCTCTTGCGTCAAAGTTTGTGAAAGCTGGGCGACAGTCATGCCCAGTTCCTTCGCTAACGCATAGATGAAGAACCAATCGCCATTAGCTTTTTAGCTCTGCTTTCGCTTCCTCCACCTTGCTATCCGCCCCAGAAGACAGCATGGCTAGCTGAATCTCTTGCAGCACGGAAGCCTCAACAGAATTTTTTAAAACAGCCCTTTCGCCATCCTGAAACAAACGCTTACCGTCAGCATCCAATGCTTTTCGGATCATCATCCCAAGAGCAAAATCACCCGCGTCCTCAGAGTCAGCACTCTTCTGGATCGATTCACGCTCGGCAATAGTTAAAGGGTGCCAGTAGACCTCTAACACCGTCTCACCGTCTTGCTTTACTTCATGCTTATACAGCTGACTTACACCAAATTTGTTACGAAGAAGCTCTGTAGCCCGCATGAAAGACCGACGTGTTCTTAATACAATACTACGCCGTAGCAGTAAATTGGCAAGAAATTACGCCGACAAAGTGCGATCTGTCCTCAATATCCAGCGAAGTGGGACCAATAATGTCTAGCACTCTAGGCTTGGTGCTAAAAGCGTCTACATAGCCACTGGCATTGACTGAAGTCAGGCCGTCAATAACAGACTCACTAATTACTGCCAGGACCGACGTGCCCTCAGATTTTGGAACGTAAACGTTGCATTGAATCGTTCCAGCGTAATAATCTTGCGCTGCTCCTTGATTTTGAAGTGTTGACTGCCCAAAGCTAACAGTCATCAGAATGTATTTTTTAGTTTTACCGGGAGTCGTAAAAGCAACGTTGTCGTATTTCATCAGCACGGTGTTGTCGGCTGCCACAACGGCGTCAGTAACTGCTTTTTCAAAAGCTGCTCTGGCGTTAACTAAAGTCATGGTTACAGCTCGGTATAGCCAGTATAAATCGAACCAGCTTGTGTTCCAAACGTGCCAATGCTCTGTCGAGACCCTACAGAAATATTGGCTTTACGTTCTTTAAATGCTGCATCAACTAAAGCTTTCATCTCAGGCCCTTGCACAAATTGCTGAATCTTGCCGCTCTCTAAAGCATAAATTGAATATTCAGCTGTATTGCCAATATAAACACGTCTTTTGTAGCTATAAGCTTTACTAGGAGGGTAAAATCTTTGGTCAATTTTGTATTCTTTACTTTTAGGGTCTTTTGCTTTTCGCTGCCTAATCTCAGACCACGGCGAAAAATCTTCCACTTTATCTTTAGCGACGATTGGAGAAGTGTTTACTTTCCAACTTGATGCAAAAAATCCGGTGTAAACAGGGCTTCGCTTTTTAGTAGCAAGACGCCTCATTACAGTTGCAATCAACCTGTTGTAGCCTTGCTGCAAATGAGCCTCAACTTCAACTTCAATTTGCTTGCTAACGCTTCGGGGCATCAGAACCGCACCAATAAAACAAACAGATACTCTTGCCCGCCCTTGTAACTACGGACATCAGTGATCTGAGCAACACGATTGGATCCCGCATACTTGAGGCTTACTTCGTCCTCAAATGTAGGCTGGTTATCCCCAATCTGGTCGGGAGTAATGTATAAACGCGCTTTACGTTCTTCACGCCCTTCTTCCTCTTCAGAATCAACAAACTCGATTGGTGCGTCAAAGGAATAGGACGTGTCAGTCGTCGTCAACGCACCAGTGCTGGTGTTATACGTTGGCGATGCCTTACGAGTGTAGATGACTGTCGTGTCAAGGGATTTGCCCAGATCAGCTACAACTGATTTGGCAACGTTCTTGAATAAACTGTCTAGTGCTCCTGGCATCTCAACCCCTCACAGTACGAACTTGATAAGAGCCAGAGCCTCCAAGACAATAAGCACCAAGATAAGACTGCAGCCAAGGGTAAACGTCGAATACGTTATTGACAGTTCCAGTAGCTTGGCTAGAGGTGTTGTACTTGACTTCGAGTTCTCCGAGCTTGACGGCTTCGTATAACCCCGTATCGCCGGTAGTCCCTGTAATCGAGTCCGTGTCATTTGCTAATGCACGCGCCAGCTCAAATGCAGCGTACTTAATGTCTGACGGGATGGCACTGCAAGTTAACTCAACGCGATCAACGTGATAATTGTTGCGTGGCCAGCTCAAAGCTTGGTCTGCATCGCAACGATCACCGTAAAAATTCAATGTGTCGATCCAGCGTGTTGCTGAAATCAAGGCACGATTCTTGTTGTCGTCTTGCTTGTTATCCCACTGCGTTGAGCTTGGAACGGTTTCAAAATACGCATCTGCTTCCGCCAACGTCACATAGCTGTTGGCTGTTGCGCTTTTGAGTGTGGCGTTGATCGTGGCAGCCATAAGGCAATAATAAGGTGGCCCCACCTAATGGTAGGGCCTTTTGCTCCGTCAGAATCAGGACTTGAGTCCGTTATCCAAAGGAGTGTTGACGAAGATCTCAACCGCAGGGATGAGGTCGATGTCGTAGGTGGCAGACCAGTTGCTGCCGGTACGCAGGTTTGCGTTAGTCGGGTTGTCCGAAGCAGAACCCCACTTAGTGCCCATAACGTGATAGGCAGTGTGGTAATCCACGGAAAGCACGTCTTGCTTCGAGAGGACGTTGCGGTCAGCTTCAATCCGAAGATCTTGCTGAACACCCTCAAGAATGGTGCCAGACTTCAGCATGTAGCAACGGAACTCTTGGCGGTTGCCAGTTGTCGTTGGGTCATTGATGTTGACTTGTGAGTCAACAATGACGCGACAACCAGCAAATTCACCAACTTCACGAGCACCAATGCCAACGCCACCACCACCCCAGGTCACTGCGCCAGAAGCGGAAAGTGCTGAAGTAGAGAAGGTCAGCATTCCTACCTGATACAGGTAGTAAGCAACAGAAGGATGGACAATCAGAGTGTCCAGCTCTTCGCCGCGCTCTCCA